ACACCAGTCAAAATGACTTACAATTAGATGAGATTATTCTTCGTCAGATTCCAACGAGAACCATGCTTCCATTTACGGTTGACACGATGTTTGAGAATGTCACAACGACATCAAAATACAATTCATTGGGTGTCGAAGCCGACAACATAGATAATAGCAAAGGAATGAATGTGACCGTGACTTTGTTAGAACCGCCAAGCACATTCAACGGAATACAAGTCGAAGCATCAACACCCATCACAGGATTTGAGGACAAAGACCTTGAGTTCATGGGTGGGTATGGTAGCCTCGACTTGAGTGATTTGCCTACGAGCGCATACACCAATGGATTCGTTATCAGATTCAATTTCTATATTCCTGACAAAGACCAAACTCAATACCATCCTATCAACTGGGATGAGATTCCAGTGGTGAGAAATTGGACTCTCAATTATGACCTCAAACCAACTGCGGCATTGGTCTGCACATCCAATACATACAACCCATCATCGACCACTTCTCCAATCTCAACTAAAGTTGGAAATATCCTATCATACAGAATCACTGGAACGACCACAGATTCAGACAGGAAAGTATCATCTCTCAAGATGGACTTTGGGGATGGTTCTGTCACTGGTTGGATGGACTTTGCTGACCAAACATTGACTACTGCTACATTCGATGTTAGTCATGTCTATACTTCGGCTGGAACATTCTCTGCCAAAGCGTATGTGAAAGATGACAACGGCAATGAAAGTGCGGCCTCCACTACTCTCACAGTATCGTCAGTCGAAGGAATACCAGTTGCCGTTCTCAAGGCATCTCCAGCACTCATCTATGCAGGTAGTGCAATCACCCTCGATGCGTCTGCATCTTATCTGACTTCAACGACAACGGGCTTGGCTATTGCGAACTACACATTCAACAGTGGAATAACTGGGGCGAGCAATGTGGTGCAGACCGGAAAAACTCTCTCCGTCACATACTCAACTGCGGGTGAATATCAGGCGACACTGGTGGTTAAGGATAATCAGAATCCTGTTAATTCATCTTCCACAGCGACAGTGATATTGAAGGTTCTTCCAGCAAATACAGCAGTCGATTTAATTGGGAATCTCAACACAAGACCAAGTTCATTCAATGCTCAGAGAACTTCCAATATGATATCAGTTCCAATCTTGGATTCCGAGTTCCCTGATGTGACTGATATGGGAAGCAGAAACGAGAGGTTTGTGCTGGGTGGTTCTTTCCTCAAGGCAACCGCTACGACTGACATCTTGCAGATGGAAACTTACCTGTCGAATGGAACACTCCTGTATATCGAATGGGAAACTACCAAGTGGGGTGGTGGTTCATCTGTTCAGAGATTCACTGGAAGGATGATTGATTTCGATTACGAAAGGGAAGGTGGGTCGCATGGTGAAACACCATACAAAGCAACCTTCATTATTGATTCTTGAGAAAGCGATTCATTGATAACGGTGGGGATATTATTGTCGAACATGAACATAGACGATGACGAAGCGAATGAGATGAGAATGATAATTGCGGATATCAAGACAGCCTTGATTGAGCAACATATTGTTGAAACATTGGACATGGCTCAATCTGCACTTGCAGACAAAGGTAAGACACTCGCAGATATGCCCATCATGCAGGTTGAGGAAATGGGCAACGAGAGTTGGAATGTCCTACACTCTGTCACTGCTGATGCACAACCACTCGACACCACAAAGTTCGGGGCTATCCAAATCATTTTTGACGATGCAGACAAGAGAGAGTTCAGTCGCATATACAGGCACACTGTTCTGACCGCAGTTAGCAAGCAACAAAGGTTCTTGCAAGACTGGGCATAACTGTCTTGAACCGTAGGTTCTCCTGACCCAATATGCCCAACCATCTTGACCTCACGGTTCTGCATTACAATAGTTCCACAGAGGAATGGGAATCAGTGGCTACGAGTGGTGTCAAGAGTATCAGAATGAAGCAGAGGCTCAACAGTCCAAGAGAGGCTACAATCATCTTCTCTAATGTGAGAGGAAAGAGAGCCTTCAAAATATCGAGGGGAGATAGACTCAAGATAGAGGCAACACCTGTATCTTGGGATGATGGTTCTGAGAAACCAAAGCCGCCAGTGTTCTATGGATTTTGTATGGAGGTGGAAAGCACAGACAAGGAGTTCAGGGTTGTCGGACTCGACACGCTGGGTTGGCTTACAAACGAAATTATTTTGACGAATCCATCGAGCATTCAGACTGGTGCAGATGGTGCAGATATTCTCAAAGAGATAGTGAGTGATAGTGCATACGAGTTGTTGCCGAGTCTTGGCAGAATGCTCAATCAAACAGGAGTGAAGATTCCTTCAACAATATCTCTGAAAGGAAAAACAAGATTGGAAGGAATGATGACTATTCTCAATCTCATCAATGCAACACCAAAACTGTTCAGACTCAAAGGAAATCTCCAGCACAAGTATGTCGAGTTCGACAGGCTTCCAGCAGTCAGTGAATCAACGGTCATCCCATACCTCGCTGGTCGTTTTCCAAGAACTACTGCACCATTGGATTTCATTCCGACTTACATCACAAGAGAAGAAGATGACGATGACCTCATCAATTTAGTGACTGTTCAGAATAGTTCAATCGACTTGATTGTATCAGAACCAACAACGACACCTGTAAATCCAGTCCATAGATTGTATGAGGAATCGTCAATTCAAGATGAGGCTTCTGCGAGATTGTTTGCAAGGCAGATTCTCAATCAAGTTGGGCAAGACAAAACGAGATGGGTAGTGGAAGCAATACCAAACAGATTGGATATCGAATGTGGCGATATCATTGAGTTCAAATCAATCGAAGGTGGGTTGGCTGGAAAACAGATGGTGTTTCAGTTCTCATGGACATTGACTCCCGAAGATACCACGATATCAATGACGGTGGGCAGACAAGAGGCTGATTTCATTACTGCAATCCGATTTGCGGCTGGTCAAAGTATCTGACTATTACAGATATCAAAATAGTGCTGTTTTCCGGCCTTCCTTTCTATCGGTGGTAGGTATTGACCCGAAAGGCGAAAGGTAGCCGCAGAACGGCTCTATTCATATCGGTGGGGGTAAAATCGTAGGTCATGGGAGTCGTCAGAATCAATATCCCCTCAAAATCGGCACTTCCTGACCTTTGGGAAGATATTCAACCGGACTTTCCGATGCCCTCTCCGAGAAGATATCAGGCAGAGGCGTTGTCTGTAATCAAATGGGCGTTGGAGAAAGACGATTTCGACAACATCGTAATCCAAGCACCAACTGGTATTGGCAAGTCTGCGATAGCCATGACTTTGCAGAAATGGTTTCAATCTGCATACCTACTCGCACCGACACTGGGATTGACTGAACAATACAAGCGAGATTACGGGTCATCCTTGAAGGAAATCAGGGGGCGGAATAACTTCGCGTGTTGGGTCAGGGAAGGCACAGCAGATGGTGCGCCTTGCTATGGTGCAAAGAGGTCGTGTCCTCATACCAAAGAGGATGACCCATGCCCCTACTACGAACAGAAGTTTGAAGCGGCAAACTCACGATTGGTTTTGTCGAATCCATCATATCTATTCAGACTGATTCAAGGTGACAAAAACTTCGGGCAAAGAGAGTTTGCAATCGTGGATGAAGCACATGACATGGAGTCGTTTCTTCTCGGCCTTTTTGAAACCAAAATCACACTCAGAGATTGGGGTCTTGCACATGGCTCGACAACCAACTTTCCAATGCACTATCATGCGGCTGATTGGATTCCCCCAATCACAGAATTACATAGGGCGGCAGAAGCAGGTATCGAGTTAGCAGAATTGAAGGAAGATGAGAAGGGAGTTGAAAGGTATCGGAAGTTGCTCGGCAAGACCTCGACTTTGCTTGAACTTCTCAAAGAACCAAATCGAGTTGTAGTTGAAAATGAATCTGACCGAACTGGGCGATATCTCAAGGTGCGACCTGTCCGTGTCGACAGGCTGGCATCGGATATGCTGGAACGACTTTCCAAGAAACGGATTTTCCTATCGGCTACGATACTGGATGCCGATACTTTTCTCTCAGGTCTTGGCCTTGAGAATCAGAAGAATCTGTTCGTCAATATCACCAAATCTCCATTCCCTCCTGAGAACTTCAAAATCCATTATGCACCATGCGGTTCAATGTCATATTCCAAGCGTGATAAATCAGTTCTGAAACAGGTCAAAGCAATCGCCGCTATCATGGATAGAAACCCAAATCGAAGGGGAGTTGTTTTGCCTCATAGCCACTACATCAGAAATGCAATTGTGGATGGTCTGAAAGAACTCGGATATGGAGATAGGATAGTCACCCATGACTCCAACCCAAGAGCAAGAGATGTTGCGCTCAACCACTTCTTCACCAGTGATGATTCCAGCCTCGTTCTCATCAGCACCTATGTTGGTCAAGGATTCGATTTCAAAGGCAAGTTGGCAGAGTGGTTGGTCATCTGCAAAGTTCCCTATCTGCCCATCAAAGGAGATGCCGTGATAGAGCAACGATTACAGGAAGATGAACACGCTTGGAGAGCCAAGTATGAATCAACCCCCGACTGCCCCTACGAACCCCCTAACAAGTATTCTAACGGCCTCTGTGGGTCGTTCAATTGCCCAGCCCCATGCAAGGCTTGGTATCAACTCCAAACGGCTCTGAAACTGGTGCAGGGTGCAGGGCGAATAATCAGGAGTCCAACCGACAAAGGCGACCTGTTCATTCTCGATGGTTCATGGGCAAGATTTGCGAGGATGAACTCACACCTTTTGCCCCATTGGTTTAGGGGCGCAATCGGTGAAACTCCAACATGGCTCAAACGCCATCTCAGTTAGTGTTCTTTCTGTTAGCAACTCTAAGCATTGCGACACAGTGTTCGCATCGCATCTCAGGGCGGTCATTCCATGCCTTTGCATCCTTCTCTGCATTGTTGTAAGTGTCGAAGGTGATGCGACCAGTTGAACTTCGGTAGTGACCGCAAGCAACTCTTGCACTTGCATACCAGTCAATTGATGGTTCTGACCCCCATGTTCCATCTTCATTCTTCCAGCCAGCGTGTTTCTGTGCAAACTCAGCGATGTCCACTACAAGGTGGAGTCTGCGGTGTCCGAATGCGACGCTCAGATTCGCAGGGTCAATCTTTTGTGTTCTTTCGTAGTTCTTGTATTGTCGTGTTGCTTTCATATTCAGTTCCCCCAGTTAGTCATTCCCCATGCTTCGGCAAACGCCGAAAACTCTGAGATTGTCCACTGTTCCTTTCCAAGATATTTGATTTCAAACTCGTTGCTCTTACTGCCGACTGTTGTTGCCAAACATTCCTCTCCACACATAGGGCAAAGGTGCTTTCTGCCCTGTGCATATTCAACGATTCTGAGATTGGTTTTTGCATCACATCCGATAACACAGTTTGAGATTATGATTTTCATATTCAGTTCCCCCTCATTGTGAAGATGTTTCGTGGCTCATCACGGCGACCATTTCTGCGGCCACCGTGAGGATTGCGGCGTATCGGGTTCGACAGGACACGGCCAGTCATATCAACGAGAGTGTCGGTGCGAGATACCGAGAGGTCGAATGTCTGAGTTGCCCTTCGGAGATAGACAGTCTTGACCTGTCCATGCCTGACTATGACGACTACCATGTTGCCGTTGCTCTTTGCGCCCCATGCTTGGCCTCTTTGTGCGCCGATGTCGTGTGCGATGATTCCGATAGACTTGCTACCGTATTTTGCACAGGCTTTCCTGACTGCGGAGATTACCTTTTCTGCTTCATCTCCGACAAGTCGGCTATCGACTCTTGCGAGAGCGTGGCTGTGTAGGGAAACTGTCGCTTGCATTTCAAAGACCCCCTTGTGTTAGTATGAAAGTGCATATTCGGACTATGTTGCACAGGTTTGTCTGTATCGTTGTGGTCATTTCTGTTTGGCTCATAAATGAGCCACCGTCAGTCGCCCCCTTATCAATGTTTAGGCAATATCACTACTTTTGGGTATCAAAATCATGTTTTCTGACTACGCCGTGTATCGTTTTTTCAGAGGTCGAATGTCGAGTTCGACACCAAATCCTCGATTGAAAACCTTTGATTTCGTAAGTTTTGTGAAAACCACGATTCCAGCGTAAAATCAACGATTAGATTTCATGATTTGCCGATTTTCTCACCGACTTGACTTTTTTCCGAAACCTTTGATTTCGTAATTTCAGGCTCGTAGTGTATCGTTTTTTTTTCAGGATTTTTTCAAAATTGGTAGCAAACTTGCCGTAGCGATGGTTTTGTTGATAACGGTGGGTGAATCCTGAGTTAGTATGGAACAGGATGCTGTGTTAGTTAGACAAGCCCACAGGTGGGGTCGTCAAGCAAAATTAGGTAAGATGCCAGCCGAGTTGTATGAGGCATTGGCGGAAGGAACGAGGGGAACTGAGAAGCGTCAAGTAATCAGCCTCGCCAAAGTATCTCGGATAGTTTCTGATGAAGGTTTAATTAGGCCATATAATGACTTCAAATCTGATTGGAAATACACCCAGTCTGTCTATGGTCAAAGAGATACTTGTGCGCTATGTGGGAAGCACCCAATAGTTGAGAATTGTATCTTGCATGATGATGTGGCTGATAGGGAGATTATGGTTGGCAATGTGTGTGTGCATCGCTATGTCGAAATAGAGGTCAATGGGAAGGTGTTGGATGATGATGAGAAGAAGGTATATCTCAAGACCAATATGAAAGAAGCAAAACACCAATTCAACAAGAAAACATTCACTCAGAAATACCCATCAGTTTTGTCTGACTTAGAGAGGTTTCAGGGGATGATGGCGGAGAATCAATTCTTTGCTCGTAATAACCCTCGCAAGAAACTGTGGAGAGCAATTCACAGGAACATGGTTAAGCGTCTAATCTCACATGGATATCCGAGTCCAAAACTATCTCGACAATGGGATGAGTTCATGCTCACTGCCGAGCAAGAATATCAGGAGTATTCACAAAGGCTTTCAGAGTATCGAGAGCGACGGAGAAAGGCCGCAGAAGAACATCAAAAGAGGGAGAATCAAATGGCTCAGAAGATGGCCGAATTAAGGAACGAATGGGGCAAGGAAGCAGACGCTTTCATACGGGTGTGTAATGAGTTGGAGAAAGACCTCAATAACTGGGAGAAAAACATGGCTGTAAAGACAGAACGAAAAATCAGGCTTCTCGGTCAACACAGGGTATATGGTGGCTACAAAAGATTCCAACAAGAGGTTATGATGAAACACGATTTGAAATACAATCCTGAGTCGGTTGAAACACCGGAATTAGCATCTGAAATGAATCAGTGGTTGATTGATGAAAGGAACATCCTCAACACATGGGAAAAGAACTTTTGTGAATCCGTCAGACTCAAGATAATCATGGGTCAAGAATCAACTCCAAAGCAAGTTGCAATCATTGAGAAAATCAGGAAGAAGTTTGCATGAGATTCTTGGATGGGAAACGAATCCCAAAGAAGGTTCTCACACCTGACAATCGCAACTTGGGTTCTCCATCAAGACAAGCACTTGTTTATGGAATATCAGTCATAGACAAATGCCCCAATCCTGATTGTGGTCAAGAGGCTGAGATGGATGCGTTGATACTTGAGCCATTGAATCGTTGGCCGAACTTCGTGGTGATATGTGGTGACGAAGGATGTGGTGTGTATTGGACTATGATAGGCACACCACCACAGGAAACCGTTTGGCTTCATATCGAGGATTGAAAAGGGTGGGAATATCTGATGAGCGATATGACGGCAGACCCGATAGAAGTATTCCAATCATCAGAGAGCGCGAGTAAGTTCACGGTTCAGATTGGAGAACGAGAAATCGTCTTGACTTTTCTATCTTCAAAGAAGGGGAGAATTGACTTCTCCACAGACATAGATGGAACACCAAAAGGAAAGGTCAATTTGTTATCTCAACATAGCATTGCTCGCTGGGTTTCTTCTGCTGGTGTTGCCGAAGGAGAGAAGCAGATATTCAAGGACACACTTCTTCAAGTTGGAGTCATCATTAGAGATACAAAATACACTCCAGCACCGGAGGTTCTGAAAGTTCCTGAAATCGACCAATATCTCGGACAGGATTCAACATTGGGGGCTGTCGATTCCGACACGATGAAATCATTTCTGTCTGACGAACTTTTGCTTGACCGAATCAACAAGATTCTTCACGAATCAAGAGATACTCCTTTCATTGGTGATGATGCCAATTTGATTTTGACTTTCTTGGTCATCATGTCTTGTAAGACCAACAACCCGTTGAACTTGGAAATGGTCGCTACATCTGCGGCTGGAAAAACATACATGGTTCTGACTGCGAGGAACGGTGTTCCCAAGTCAATGTGTATGGTGCTTGCAGGTGCGAGCAAAGAGGCTCTGAAATACGATTATGATGAGATTGATGACGATGGTAATTTCATCATCCATGTTGACAACAAGTGCATCATTGTCTTGGAGAAGGATGACTCTTATTCATTCGTCAGAAAAATGAAACCTCTGATGTCGGGAGATGATGATGAATTGATTTGGAAAACCCCAATCAAGAACGACCTAACAGGTGAGATTGAAACAAGAGATTTCATCATTCGTGGACAGCCATCTTTCATCACTCTCACAACTCGTAATCCAACCGAGCAAGAACAGATAACAAGGACTCTCCTGATGACACCTGACACCACTGCTGGAAAGGTTTCTGCGGTAGTTAAAAACAGTCTGATAGCCAAAGCAAACCCCGACCAATTCAAGATTCACACAGACCTAACTCTGATGCAAGCATCAATGCTTTCTTTGAAGAAATATCGAGTTCGGAATATATTCGCTCCGCAGATGGCTGAGTTCTTCCCAGCACGAAGCGCACAACATCAGAGGGATATCGGAAAAGTTCTCTCAATTATTGACTCAATCACACTACTTCATCAGAAACAAAGACCCATCGAAACCAACATGGATGGAGATGAGTTTCTGCTCTCGTCAATCGAGGACAACATCATCGGATTGATATTGGCTGACCTTGTTTTGAGAGCGAGTCTTTCAGGTGTGCCTGATGACTCATGGGCAACATTCACTCAGATGATTAAGATGGATGATTCCAATAGAGCATTGACTGTGGATAACATTCTCCAGTGGCTTCACTTACACGCATTCTCATTATCGAAAAACGCACTTACAGAAAAGCATCTTCCGACCCTTGAGGATTCAGGTCTGATTGAAGTTGCAAGGAGAGGTGGGGGTCGAGGTGGAAGAAAGAAAACATACCGCATTGTCAAGACACGAAAAGGTCTGATGGACACCTATTCATTGACCCCATTATTTGTCGAAGGAATCAGGAACAGTTTGGCAAACATCATCTTTGATTACAAGGATGTGATAAACTCATCATCTGCACCTGAATCTGTTAGAAACTTGGAGAAGGGAGAGGGTCAGACTTTGAAAGGATTCGGATGTGAAAATAAGAAGCAATCTAAGATATGGAGAAGTCTTGTTTTACCCACCTATTTTCGACCTCAGAATATCAACTCGATGCTATCCAAAGTGATAGGCGGTGGAGAACAGAAGGACATCTTATTCTCAGGCCAAGCATGGTTGGATTCTGAGATAGAAGCAGAGGCAACCAGTGACTTAGAGAAGCACCGAGATATGAAGGAAAAGGTCAGGGAAGCCAGCAAGGTTCATGTCGAGGCCGATGACAATGATGTGTGGGATGCGCTCATGGAAACTCACCACTTGGAAGATGGGTTCTAATCCCACCTACATTTCATAAGGGTGGGGAAATAAGTTGAGAATTATGTCTGCCAAAACGACACCGAAGAAATTACCCAAGTATGCTGAAAAGAGATTGCGCCCATTCATAGAGAGTGGGATTTCAAAGGGAATCTTCACTGATGATTCCACTGTGATTCAGTTGTTTGCGAAGTTCGCAAAAGACCCAACCAACAAGCCTCAAATTGATGCTCTCGGTGGAATGAAATCCGAACTCGCTCAATCCTTCTGCACAGACGCAGTTCTCATTGACTTGACAAGCATCCTACGACAGAAGCGATACACTGCCCACATCGACTTGTATGAGGTATCTCACAGGACAGTTGGAATTGCAAAGGGCAATCCACGACCAGCGTGTTTCATGATAGGCCAAGCAGTCGTTGAGGACACAGATGGAAGCGTGATGGAAACAGCACTTTTCAGGATGAGTCTTTGGGATGGAGATACTGCTATCGCTGATGATGTTGAAGCAGATGGAACATACTCATTGAGTGTGTCTTGCCGCAACCTCGATGCAGAGGTTCTTGACCTACGACCACTATCAGGAATCACATCATTCAACACTGAGGAATACGAACACACAGACAGAAAGGAATTACTCAAATCCATGTTCGATATTTCACCAATCTCAGACTTAGATGACGACATCAGCAGAAGTCCAACTGACTACCGTTTGGTTGAGGCTACTGTATCGTATGCAGGTGTGCAGAATAGTAGGGCTGGGTCACAGTTTGGGAAGATGCTTCTCAAGGATGATTCCACTATGACTATGGAAGCGATTGAGAGTGGAGAAAAACTACTTCTCAATTGTATCACATCGACATCCATCGCATCAAGATTCGGCAAGTATAGCCGCATCCTTGCGTTGCTCACCACGAAGGATAATGGAGAGTATGGATTGTCTGCAAATGTTGAAACTGCAATCGGTATAATCACAGTTGCACCACCAGTCGCAGAAACCTCTGTTGCTGATGATGACGATGACGATGCGGCTGACTACTTCAAGACGACAGATATCAAGACAATCGGGGATGACGATGACGATGACGATGACGACTCCACAGAAGATGTTGTCAAGGCAACAGATGATGCTGACGATGGCGAGGAAGAAGAAGCAGAAGTTGAGGAAGAAACTGTCGAAGCCGATACGCAAGAAACACCAACTACCGAATCCGTTGATGACGATGATGACTGGGAAGATTGGTGATTCAGTTGGCGAAGAAGAAAGCAATTCGATATGAGGAACTCATCGACTCCTGTGATACAGGTCAGATGATGGCCGAAAGGCCGCAACTCAGGCACATGAAGTTGCAAGGATTTGCTGGTGGAGGCAAGAGTCATTTTGCTCTCACTTTCTTCGCACACGAATCAAAAGGACTCAAGCCCGAAGAATGTCTATGCACTATCATAGATTGTGATTTGGAAGGTCAATCTGCACTGGTAAGGAGAGAAGAAATTATTCCAAAGGAACTGCGCCCAAGACTATTCAGGCGGGTGTGCAGAACACCAACAGATGTGAATGAAATATCGTTGGCTTTCATCGACCTACACAGGCAACACAAGGAGAAATATCCTGATGGTTGCAGGGTGATGATATGTGAGAATGAAGCGGCTTTCTATGTGGGTTGCAGGGATTTCTATTCTCAGGAAGTTCATGGCAAGAGCGAAGCCGATTTGATGTTGGAAAGGCAGACTCAGGCAATAGCAGAAGGAAAGAAAACATTGCCCGCTTTCAAAGAGGGTCAGATGCATTCCTACAAGGTCATCAACAGACTGTTCTTCACACCATACGAGAGGCTCAAGATTGGGGCAGAGATGTTCCAGTATCATTTCCTCTCCACAGTGCTTCTCAGGGAATACACAGAGAACTACGGAACTGCCAATGAAAAGAGAGTGGTCACTGCCGCAGGTAGGGCAGACATGACCGACCCCATCTTCGATTGGATTATTGAGTTCCACCAGCAACAAAGAGCGAAGGGTAAGGTAATCAAAACGAGGCATATCGCCATCGTCAGAAAGAGCCGAACTTGCGAACCATTCCAACTAATGAAACCAACACAAGAGAAGTTTTGGAAGGCAGTCGAGGATAATAGGTCTTAAACACCGTGTTGTAGCCATTCTGAGTGATTGAAATGAAAGTTCCCTACCTATCTGCCTCTCGACTGAAATTGGCTCAGGATTGCCCCTTCTCGTATCAACAGAAATACGACCCCCCTAACCAAGATGTTAGGACTATCAGATGGAAGAATGAGCATCGACATAATATGCAAGCGGCAAGGCTTGGAAACAATCTCCACAATGCCCTTGAGGAATGGCGCAGACCCAACCCCAAAACTGGAAAAGTCAGGCGACCCATATTCAAGAAATTGATTGAGTTGTATGATGCCGAGTGTGTCAAGAATGATATCAACTTCGACCTCTATGAAGATGGGAAGCAGATGCTCGCAAGATGGTTTGAGGAAAGGGGTTCAGATAAGGTCAAGGTGCTTGCAGTTGAGCAAGCATTTGGAAATCACAAAGCCCCATACAAATTGTCGAATGGAACACCCATATTTGGATTCATAGATTTGGTGTTGGAACACCCCGATGGCACAATAGAATTACTCGATTACAAATCTCAGAGGAAGCCAATCAAACAAGAGGAAGCAGACTCCGATATTCAGGCTGGAATGTATCTCACAGTAGCGAGAGAATTGTGGCCTGACAGACCACTCAGATTCACCTTCGATTTACTTCGTTATGGAACAGTCACAACAGTATGGACTGACGAGAAAATAGAGTCCTTCAAGGGATGGTTGAAAGGCAAGTATGAATGGATTCAATCTATCACTGACCCAGCACCAACAATAGGTAATGGATGCAAGTGGTGTCCATTCGTGGACATCTGCCCAACCGCACAGGAGTTGATACTCAATGGCTCATGGGATTTGGTAGTGCCTGATGACCCAACTTTATTGGATAAAGATGAGATGCTCACGACACTGGCTTCGGTCAAAGCGGCGCAGTCAATACTCACCAAAAAGAAGGCTCAGATTGAACAGCAAATTAAGAGTGAGTGGTTTGATTTCAACACCAACAATGAGAGTGTCGAAACCGACAACTGGAAAGTGTCGTTTGATGACCGGAAAAGAACTACTTTCATCCCATCAGAAG